GTTGCATCTGCACAAGAAGACCCGACCGTAATAGTCACACTAGAAGTAGCTGTTTCATTTCCATTCACAGCAGTAATGGTAAATGTAGTATCTGCTGTTATTGTAACGGTAGTAGAACCAGAAGAGGAAACCGCTCCGATTCCGTTATCTATCGTAACCGTATCTGCTCCTTCAGAAATCCAAGCAAGTATTACCTGATCTCCAGAAAGAAGAACTGAGTAACCTGATGAGAACAAGCTTACAGTAGGAATGATAGGTCCGACTTGAGCAGAACCGGTCACGGTTATTTGCTCTATTAATACCGAAAAATCTTCATCAGGGTCACCTACCGCAACTGTCTTAGTGACCATCTCCAGAATAAAACTGAACACGCCCTCTTCTTGACCGTCAGGATCGACAGGTCCAAACTCCACCAACTTCAAAGGAAGAACGCAATTAGATGGTCTGTAACCGAGTAGTAGCTTTCTTGCTAGGTCGGCTAATTCGTAACAGCCAATATATGACCCATTTGTTCTGAGCCTTTTTGAGCGGATTATTACCTGAACAGATATGAACTCGTCCTGGATGGAGTCGTTCGTTAGAGAATGAATATCCTCAATATTTCCTTTTGACTTACCCGCAAAGACAGTGATCCTTCCTTTGTGCTGCATACCTTGCACATCAGATGGTTTTGATGGCATTGCCTCAACCTCATGCCCTGCTGTTACAATTGCACCGAGTCTGGTTACAATATCGTCTTCTAAGTCGGAGTAGATCATAGTATCTCTTCTATTCTTGCCTTAAAGTTACGCCCATCATACTTACGATGAACCGCTCTTATGTAAAAAGTTCTATCACCACCATTGAAACTAATGGTCACAGTTTCTCTAACGTCATTGTTGACAGCGGTTTCTAACCCTGTGAAGTCATCATCCCAATACTCCATAAAAAAAGTACGCTGAATATAACTATCAGCGTACTCTCCTATTTCTTCGTCTTGGGTAGGCTCCTTGAACAGAACTCTTGCGGTCTGAGTAGAACCTCCTTGTGATGGAGTCCATGAGGCATTATACCCCATGGTCTTTTCACAGGCATCGAAAACCCTGTCCGATAATCCATCGAACGGGTTCTGAGCCATTATCCCACCAATTTACAGTTTACGGTAGCGTCACCTGATTCAGCAGCAGCAGCAGCGTAACCTGCGAGTACCCAAGCACCCCAAGGCGAACCACCTTCGCTATCAGTTGTCAGTTCAGCATTGTCAGAGTCGTAGTACAACTTCTGTCCAATGGTTACAGCACCGGTAGCTTTTGCAAGTTCGAAAACTCCGCAAACCTGAACACCGATGACATCACCAACAGCACCGTCAGTTACAGCTACACCTACAAGATCCGTTAGAGCAACAATATCTCCACTTGAGATAGCGGAACCCGCTACCGTATGGTCTAGTACTACTCCTTCTTGAACGTAATTAGTCATTTTCGTTTTTGTTTATTCGTTGGAAATTAGTGCAGGTTCAATTAAGAACCTGCGTTTTTGAACAACCCTCTGTGATCAATTGCCTTCGCAGCGAAGAACATTCGAACCTTAACCTCCATACTATCGTTCTGGAAGTTCATCATGCTCTCAGTAGTGAAGTCACCCTCACCATCCAAGAAAGCATACTCAATTGTGTCGATGTTGTTCGGAGCAGCAGATACGAACCAATCATCACCTGTAACTCGTGGATCAACAATTATCTCCAAAGAGTTCTGGTAAATGTTCTTGTTGGCAACTGTGTCAGGGAAGTGTGAGTTGTTCATCCACTTCTTAGCAGCTGCTTCAGTCTCAGGTCCAACAATCAAGTACTTCGGAGCAACATTGATGAACTTACCGTTCAATCCTGTCTGCTGACGCATCAACTTGAACATCTCTGTAAGAGTAGTGTCGCTGATAGCACCTGCTGTACCTAAGTTAGCGTGACCTGACGCGAACAAAGCAACTCCATCTGCCATCAATGGGTTTCCGGTCAAGATACCGTAAACGATGTCAGCTTGCTTGTAACCCGCTTCGTAAGCAATTGCACGAGGAATACGACTGAAAGCGTCAAGGTCATCGTTGATGATAGTCTCATCAGTGATCTTGATCTTCTTACCGTATTTTGTAAGACCGTAAGCCTCTTTTGCTTCGGTCATTGAATCTGCCTTGTACTCAGCACCTTCAGGAATCGCTTCCAAGTTACCAAGCAGACCAGACAACTGCGTTACAGATTTGGTCTTCAGGTCAGAAATGGTCGTTCTACGTGAGAATGGTTGGAATGTTCTTTCAACCAAATCATACTCAGCACGAAGTGATTTGTTGACCGTGTTGGCAAGAATGTACGGGAAGTCAGAAGTTGACATCGCACGAGAAGCCAATTGAAGAGAAGACAGATTTCGTACGTTCTCACCTTTACGGGTAAGTACATCTTCAGCCATTCTCAATAGGCTCATTCCTCGGAAATCAGAACCACCTTGCTTAGACTCCTTCACGTAACCTGTACGCAAAAGAAGACCCTCTTCCATAGCGGCACGAACCTTATCTGACTCATCAGCAGCAACACGAACACCTTGTCCTTTTACAGAGTTGGTTTCCTGGTTCTTCTCTAATTCAGAAAGGACCAACGCACGAACTTCTTCAATGCTTGTACCTTTCTCAACAAGTTCGGCTTTGAACTCATCGGTCATGTTGTGCTTACGACAGATCGTGTCGATCTCGCTTACACGTTTTCTTTCAGTAGCAACTGCCTCGGCACGAGCCTTTTCAGCAGCTTGTGTAGCGGCCTCTTGAACTTTTCTTTCGTTCTCAGCAGCTTCGGCTTGGTTGTTTACTTCTGGCATTTCAGTAGTTTGTTGGTTTTCGTTTGAATTAGTGTCTTCCGACCTTGTAGATTGCAAAGTTACATCAATTATTTCTACTTGATGTAATGATTTGTTGTTTTTTTCTCTTATGTAGGCATTTGGGTCCGCTTGAACAGGCGCAAGACTTATCTCCATAGGCTCCCAATCAATCGCTCTCAACCTAGGTAGCTCGCCTTCACCGACCTGCTCTTTCATGTATTTGTAAACCCTGTAACCGAACGAAATCCCGCTAAGTATTCCATCTTTTACATCTTGCCAAATACCCGCAACATCTTCTCGGTTTGAGAAACGTAGTGTAGCAACCCCTTTACCATCCTCTGTCCTGTAACTCTCAACCTTGCCAAGAACTCCCTTTGCACCAGAATAACGGTCATGGTTATCCAATACGGGCGCACCATTGTCGAATCGGGTCCATCTTACAGAACCTTCAGAGAAATCCATGATCTCCATGAACTCCCCCATATCCCAGTCGTACATACGAACAGGAGTGTCAGTTCCAAACACAACTTCGACAGTTCTTGTCTCATCATTCAATGTTGATGGAACAAAAGCTGCCCTTGCTTGTAATTCACCTAATTTCGGCATGGTCTAATTGTTTGTTGCAAAGTTAATCATTTAGCTTGATCTTCGTTATCATCTGTGTTCTGAGCATCCGTTGAAGGTCTACCCGCACCTTGCGTCTGAGGCTTTATCTTTTGTCTTGGGTCTGATTCCAACACGATTCCATTGGCATCAATAAGAGCGTTCCACTCAGCTATCTCCTTCACAACCTGCTCTGGGTCGTAACCTTGTTCGCGTATAGCATCAATAGGAGAGATAAGACCGTTACGCATGGCTTCACCAATTGCCTTTATCTCCTTTGCAGGGTCTATCATCTCGCGTCTTGGAGGAACCCACTCAGCGGTCACGTTTACATCGCCACCTTTCAGTTGGTAAGCTTCCATGAACCAAACCCATACTTTCTGACAGAACTGAGGTATCAATAGATTGTACTGCCAATCCTCAATATTACGGTGATGTTCAATCCACCCCATTCTACCCGAACTGAAGTTGACGTTATTAAGATCACCCGTCAGGTTCTCGTAGGTTGTTCCGAAACCTGCCGCAACAGATTGGAGTATCGTTCTACTGAACTCACCGAAATTCTCTACTGATGGTGGTTGGCCGAATTTGACATCTTCTCCAGGAGAAAGCCTGTAAACCATGCCGGGTTCCACTCGTTGAAATTCATCTATCTCAGCTTGAGTTGAGGGTCCATCAACAGGAGATGTTACCTGAACAGTATAACAAGCAGCCACTTTTTGTTTTACGACCTGAGCATCCTGATATTCATCCATGTCACGAACACGCATGAACGCAGAGACACCGAATGGAACACCCATCTGCTGTCCTGGACGAAGCTGTTCGAACACATGAATAACTGAACTAGCTGGAATCAGAGTTGAATCTACCTGACCGACATTCATCGGATCTCCAGGATGATTGTTGAATATCCAATATCCAATACGTTCACCCTTACTGTTGAACCTGATACCCATGAAATCGTAAGAACCATCTGAATTACCCGTTCCACTCAGTAGTGAGTTCTTGGTAGAATCCAAATAGTCTATCTCCAATACTTGAAGCTTCAATGGAATAGACCTGCTCTTGTCGTACTTCTTTATAATCAGACAATCTCCTGACTCAACGACAGCTTTGAGTACCATCTTCTGAATACCATAACCGTTCTTGAAACCGTCATGGTCGCATTGAGTTGTATCGAACCAATCAATGAAGTCCTGATAAACTTTATCTTTAACTCGTTTGTTCTTGGAGTTTATCTTTGCTCGTATTCCTGTTCCTACAACATTGTTCGCAATGGATTGTACCGCTCTCTTTACGAACGGGTTGTTACGTGTAAGTTCACGACTTCTATCTCTTAGTGTCTTTGCAGCGGTATATACCTCTGCGTTCTGAGATGAACCAGAACTACTCCAACTTGTCGTTCTCCTTGTTCCTTTGCTTGCTGCATCGTAAGCACGAATAGCCCTTCTAGCTTGCTCTCGTTTAAGTGCATACTGAGGGGCTATGACATAAATGAATCGTTCGAATGTGTTCACAGCCCTTTATTATGTTTTGCGTAGAATTTCTTAGGAGTGGATGCAAGACCAAGTGCCTGACGTATCACGTTCCGAGCAGCTAACATTGCCGCTGTTGTCTGATACCTTACAGACTTGTCACCATACCTTACTTCACTTGCTCCACTTGCAATTGCTGCCTCTAAAGAATCAAGATCTGCCTGTGTCCACGCCATAAAATCTGCTTTGGTGCAAAGTTAGTGTTTGTTGTTTCCAAAAAGTTTTTACATTTGTCAATGAAATGAATGACTGTTCGACCGTAGGTAATTTGCTGCAACGGTTCGGCTAAAAACAGAAGCGAACTGAACACATGCGAATTGAAAGCGAAACGCGCCCTCGCTTTTGGTTTTAGGTTTTGTTATAGGGCGTTTATCTGAATGAGATGACTTTACAAGAGCGTGACCAAAAAGTGAAAGAACAGCAAGTTTCAGAAGCGAAAAAACTACTTGAAAAAATGGATAAGACGCAGGCAATCGAATATTGTGAGCAACTGGCAGAAAAACTACCAAATATAAATCTTACACCGCCAATACATAGGATGGAAGATGAAAAGTATCAGCAGTTTTGGCGGTTTGGCGTTGTGGCTGCATTAAATGCCCTATAACGGCCACGGCTATGTGTAGCGCATACCACAAGAATGAAACTAAAAATAGAGTGTGATGGAATTAACGGAAGAACAGATTCAAAAGCTGAAATCATTAGTTCGTGTATCAATGGATATGCACGACATTGATAACTGGAAAAACGGAGACTACTTTGGTGATGCGAGAAAGTTTTGGAAAGGTGCTATGAGTGGCATAGACCTATGGGTTAAGCAACTTCGCGAGAGCCAAAACTCTTCCACGAGTGATGAAGCGTTACATATAGGTAGTGTTGTGGATAGTAAGCCCAACGAAAAGGCTGCTCTTAAACACGCAGTTGAAGCTATTTACTTTGCAGATAATAGCGACTACCTAAGTGGATTGTACGGAGTTGTGTGCAGCCTTACCGGATTAGATGAACCAACCGAAGAGGATATAAAGAAGTTGTATAAAGAGCTTCGCTTTTAATAGGCTTATTATCTACAACGTTGAGTGTATGAGTAGTGGCACATACACCAAACCTTTGAATTATGCCACAAATTTTAACGTGCCATTACTTATACATATTGTTGTGTGTAGTAGCGGTTTAAATAACAAAATTATGACAATAGGAGAATTAAAAGAACTCATTAAAGACGTGCCGAATGATTTTGAATTTGAGGTAGATGTAAGTAAACGCATAACAGAAGCGGAATTAAAAGATAGTGCTTACCCATACCCATATAACTTTGAAAGATGCTCAACAGATAATAGAGATTATGACATTGGGTGGAGCGACAAAAAGATGAAGATTGATATTAGGATAACGGAATTGTAGCTATTACACACAACGATTCGCGGATAAGGCGAGTCGTGGCGCAGCCTCGACAAGTAGCCTTTGAAGCGCCACTATTCGCCTTATGCCTTGTTGCAGAAAGTGAGCTATATGGAGATTAAAGTCAATTAGAAACCAATAACCTACGCTGTGGCGTTTCATCCGCGAATCGTTGCAGCAAATTAAGAACAGGAGAAACCTAATAAATCCGAAATGAAAGCTGAATTAGAAAAAGAACTTTTGGAAGTGTCTAAAACGATTGCCGAAGCAATGGAGAAAGCTGAGAAGATTTTTCAGAATCATTCTGAGCATACGGAATATGAAGTGTGGAAAGCGAAGAGAAACGCTGTAATTTCTCCTTTGCGTGATATGAACGGATTTTTTAGGTGTCTGTTCGACCGTAGGTAATTTGCTGCAACGTTTTGTGTATGGGTAGTGTGGGATTAAAAAGCACCTACCTATCGAATAATAAATAACTTTAATAAATAGAAACAAATGAACGAATTAATCAAAAAGCCCACATTACCTATACATGGTGTTATGCCCCGTTATTTTTATCCAAATGGTGACGAGGTAAAAGAAAACGATATTGTATTTTACTCTGAAAGCAAAAGCGCAGGTGATGACTTCCACTATGCAGATAGTATAAACCTAATAGTAAAGAGAGGCAATGAGTTAAAAACAAAAGCTTTTGCGATTACAATGGATAACGCCCAAACTTTCAAAGATTATGAAGAACCTGAACACAATATGGTTTCTTTGGAATATGGACAAAATATGTTCGACAAAAATGGGGTTTTACCCGACTTTGAAAAAATAGGCGAATACCCAAAAGACAAAGAAATGCTGACTGCAAAATATGCTCAAGACCATTTTTGTTTTAATGGGGCATAACGGTTTGGCTATGATTAAGCGAAGCGACCCGATAGGGTTAATTATAGCCTGTGTTGGCAACAGTACGGGCTACAAAGAACAGGACTATGATAAAAGTAAATAGCATCTCAGGCGGTAAGACATCCGCATTTATGGCACTAAACTACCCTGCTGATATAGAACTTTTTGCGATTGTATGTATCGAAGCTGAATACTGCAAACCAAAAGACAAAGGCTTGGTGAAATACGTTTCTGATAAGATAGGACGTGATTTTGTAGCAACTGCTGAAAGCGATAAAACTCTAATGGTAGTTCGTGATTTAGAGCAGATATTAGGCAGGGAAATTAAATGGGTGGTTGGTGATACGTTTGAGCAGGTTATTGAAAAGAAGAAAGCCATACCTAACCAAATGTGGCGATTTTGCACTACCGAAATGAAAATGAAGCCCATTTTTGATTATTGCCAAAAAGAAGTAGGCGAGATAGTCGAAATGCAAGTAGGCTTTAGATACGATGAGAAAGAACGTGGTGAACGCAACAAAGACAATACTCACTTTAAAACGATAGTAGGAAAAAGCAAAACAGGAAATCAAAACAAATGGGCTGAAATTGAATGGCGTAGTTTGTCTTTTCCTTTAATTGATGACAAGATTTCACATTACGAGGTTTACCAATGGGCGCAAAATAGCGGTTTGGATTTCCCTGCCGATTCTAATTGTGTCGGATGCTTTTGGAAGCCTTTTCAGCAGTTGCGAAAAAATTGGGATGACGAACCACAAAAGATGAGATGGTTTTCAGAAATGGAAAAGAAAATGAAACGACAATGGAAGAAAGAAATGAGTTATTCAAGCGCAAAAAAAATAGGATTGCAGACTGATTTCTTCTTTGGTACTGGTAGCGGATGTCAGGCTGGATTTTGCACGGACTGAGTATTGTTGCCAACGTTAAAAATATGAAATGTACGGGATTAAAAGCGGTATCCTATCCCGATACACGACAACTAATTAAAGGTAGTACCGTTAAATTAGCACTAACGCCAGTATATTTTATATTTAGTGTTATGTGTAGTTATATTTTAATCATGGGAAACAAAAAAGCTAAAAACAGAGATGAAGCATGGGAAATGCAAGAAATGTATAAAGATAAACCACATGGATGGGTGCAATGGAAAGGAACTGATGTGTGTATGGATGTTCACTGCAAATGTGGACACCATTCACACATAGATGCTGACTTTGCTTATTTTGTAAAGTGTCCAAAATGTGGAACTGTGTATATGTGCAATGGACACATTGAATTAATTGAAGTAGAACAAGAACCTGATAATTGTGTGATAACTCCCGACCTTGAAGAGGACGAATAATTACACATAACGGCTCGGATATGAAACACCTACACAAACAGAATTGAATACTAACTAAAAATCAAATACAATGAAACGATTTCAGAAAATGACAACGGGTGTTTTATATGCCTTGTTGTGGGTAGTATTATGGGGGTGCGGTGAAACTGTTAGAGACAAGTATGACCGATGGATGACTGAGCTTGACTGCCCTGTGATACTGATGAGTAAAACAGATAAAGCTGTTGATTACCCTGCCATTACTGTTCGTGATGGAAGTGGAAGAGTACGAACATTTGAACGGTGCGAGGGGGGGATGACTGCAAGTACTTGTTCTGATATGGCTGCTTCAATTGCAGACAGTAGAGTGGTGGGAGATACTTTGAAACCGTGTGAATAATATTACACACAACGGTTGCAGGTACGGTAAATTGTATGGTGTCGTGGCTGCCTGATAAACGCTACAAAGATTCAAACACGTAAAAACTTAGATATGAAAAACGAAGATTTAAAAACCAAAGAGCCATGCACTATACAAAATGTTGGCGGTAGTGCTTGCTCCCAATTTTCTGAAGGCATTACAAATGGTTCTGGTGGATTTAAAGTTTGGGAGGATAGAGAATTTGTAGTTTTTAAAGACAGAGACAAGGCTATTGTTGAATGGACTATTCGCTGTTTGGCTAATCCCAAAAATAAACTATCGGCAGAAGTATTGCACGAAATTACAATGCAGAGATTAAAAGCATCTTGCGGTTTGTAGCATTACTGTCAACGGGTACGGCTATGCAAAGCAGCACTTGCACGAACTTTTAGTTTAGCACCGAACTGTCCGCTGTTTTGTATGAGCCGATGTTGTAGGTGTGCGTAGGGTTTTTGAGCGTAAGCCAGTAAAATAAAAGAAGCGTGGAAAAATTAGTATTAGATGCTTGCTGTGGTAGCAAAATGATGTGGTTTGATAGAAACCATCCGAACACATTATACATGGACAAGAGAAAGGAAACGATAATGGCAAATGACAAGAGCAGCAAAGGCGGACAGCGAGTAATTGAAGTAAACCCCGACATGGTGGCCGACTTTACAGATATGCCATTTGAAGACAACACTTTTCATTTGGTAGTGTTTGACCCACCACACTTAAACAAGCTGGGAAAAAACTCTTGGTTGGCCAAGAAGTACGGACAACTTCTACCAAGCTGGGAAACCGATATACGTGGCGGATTTGATGAGTGCATGAGGGTTTTGAAACCGAACGGCACTTTGATATTCAAATGGAACGAGAACCAGATAAAAACGAACAAGGTGATTGAAGTGATCGGCCGTCAACCACTTTTTGGACACCCAAGCGGAAAGCATGGTCAAACGATATGGATGACTTTCATGAAGCTGCCGACCTAATGGCTGCCTTAGCAGCCAAAGTGCGGTGGGTTTTATTTTATTACCTACAACGGCCACGGGTATGTTGTCGTAGCCGACCCGAATAACCTACGACATTGATTTGAAACACTAACTTAAAAGCGAGCCTTATGGATGACCTGCCAAAAGAAGCATGGATAATACTTTACGTTACTTACGAACCGAGTGATTGGATAGGATGCTTTCCATCTGACCATTATCAACAATATTACACTGAACGAAGGAATGGACTTCCGCACCATTTTGACAGCTACCAAGAGGCGAGAGAATTTGCGGAGCGTGAATACTTGGTAGATTACATTATAGTTCCGATTGCGGGCGAGCCAGCTATTAAGTTTGCTACGGAGCAAAAAAGGCTATGCAATATACCCAATGTTGTAGGGCGAAGCGAACAGTTAGTTTGCCCATCCTGCAACAAACACTATCGGTTAATTGGATGTGGCGCAATTCATGAAATATGCACCTGTCATTTATAAGGCAAACTAATTGCCTACAACG